CTTCAATCCTGGTATCGAGCAGAAGTCTTTCCCGGACTATAACCCATACACCATCAAGCGGTGCAAGGACTGCGATATCGCCAACGCCAAGGGTTCTGTGGGGGGAGGCAATGCCTCCAGCAAGCTTGTCTTTATTCCCGACAATGAACTATGTGCAGCGTGCCAAATACTGCACAAATGCGTAGCTGACAGAACAAAGTCTGCAACTGCTATTGAGAGGACACACTACCTTCATGAAATGGAACCACTACTTCATATCAGACATGAAAAGGCCACCAATGATGGTACCATTAAGGTTGGATTCTCTACTTATGGGAACAAGCACCTTTTCTCTGATACATTTAGCAGGTCAAGCGTCTTACTTAAAGAGGATTTGAAGGATTTAGGGATACTTCTTGAAAACAGCACTTATATTGATGATTCAGCATTAACACATACAAGGGCTGATAATATAGAACATTTCTACTATTATAAGGCTGAATTACATGGTAGAAACGTAAGATTAAATGTCGCTAAAGAAGTAAAACATAGAAGAGATGGACATATAGTAATAAAATACTATCTCTACTCTATAAACGATATAAATGAATAAACACCGAAGGCGGCGGTTAGGTCTAAATTGCCAGAGTGCCATTCCTTCAGTGCTTATTCTGTTGCAAATATACAAAAAAATCCGCAACCTCCAAAAGAAGTCGCGGATTTTTTTTCATTCCTCAGTAATTTTATTCGTTTTGTGAATCTCCACATGGCAATTATGGCATAAAAGCACCAGATTTTTCCTGTTCAATGCCAAATGAGGACTCTCCGACACCCCAATCTTGTGATGGAGCTCCATAGCGTACTCTTCGAGATGCCTGCCACACATCGGGCAACACCCGTTCTGATCCTTATACAAGCTCGGTCTCATCCCTTTCAGGATCTTACGCTGATTCCGCATCTTCTCATCTATCGTCCTGCGTGGTCTCATGCGGATGCTTGACACATAGAAATAGAGACCGAACAACTTAAACTTCTTGAATCCTTCCATAATTAGTTGCAATTATCTGTCATTTACTACCATCATTTCGAGGATATCCTCGAAATGGTCTCTTCTCACCCTATCGCATACCACAGACGATACCCACCGTAATGTATGGTTTCTATTTTCACAACCAATACATTTTTCTCAGCCATTAGAAATTTGCAGATCAGCCGTATTGTCCGAAAATCTTTGTTGTAAACTCTTTTAACGTAGTCCATAGCCCTTGTATTTATGGATTCCTACAGAGACTTCAAAGCCACACACTGATAAGTCTCTATATTCTCGATTATTTCCTCGTGATTGTGGTTGGTAGTGCTTTTTACAAGGTCAAACTCGGCAAAAGTCTCTCCCTCCATACAGGTGAGCACCCTATGTATTTCTTCCAGTAGGTCAAACACCTCCAGACTCTTCTCACGAAACTCACTATCTGCGGAACTGCTACCCTGCCAATCCGTCACCACATGGAGGTTGATTATAGGTTCAGCCCTATATTCCACACCATTACGAATGGCATTCCAATTAATAGGCTGAAATTCGATGAACACCGCAGGGCGTTCCCAGTTCTCTTCCTGCTCAATGAACTCCACATTGTGATTCCACAGGTCGATATGCTTAATTGCTCCATTACTGACTGTCTGCAAGCGTTCACAGAGCATCTTGTACATTTCCTTTCTCATGATTCTTTAATTGAAAAACTGATTGCTTCCTCTATGTATCCTTCCAGATTCTCCTCGATGATGTTCCGTACCGCTTGCTCCACCTCCGGACTCGTGCCAAGGAAACGCCGTCTCGGTATCTTGATTGTCGTTCCTGCCTTCTTCAATGCCATGAACTTCCAGAACTCGGCTTCAGCATTAAGTTGCACCGTGCGTTTGTCCTTTCTCGGACTACCGTCCTTCTTCCTTCCGAATGACTGCGTTGCCTCGTAGTATTTATGCCAGAAGAATTTCTTCATCTTCTTTGTCACCACTATCTCACCGCCCTCATTATGGATGGCTGCGTATGGCTCAGTCGTGAAGAACACGATGCTGTTCTCCGTTGTCCTGCTCTGGATGCTTCGGCGCAACTGACCTGTATCGACCAGTATGTGACCATCCGGGCGTGTCGGGCTCTTCCTGCGCTGCCATGCATCGCTAAAGAATGCCTCACGCTCAAAGTTCTGGTCGAACTCATCCGAAAGTTCCACCTGAATATCCTTAAGGATTCTTCTTAAAATAAGCTGGGTCTCTGACTTCATCTTCGGGATATAATAGTTCTGGGAACAAGAAGCCTTCAGTCAAAAGCTCCGCCCTTGCCTCGAACAGAGGGTTGGACGATGCTTTCAACAGATTGTAGAAGGTACGCTCACAGATGCCGAACTGCGGATATATGTAACGCTTCCATATCTCCCTGTTCGGAAGACCTGTCTTTACGTAGGTGTCATAGATCTGGTTTATGTCGGCTACTCGCTTTGCGTAACTCTTTCCTTTGCGCTTCTTTATTCCCATGCGATTGACTGGATATATCAGGATTACTTACTTTCTTTCTTGTATGGCCGGATCTCAAGAGTCATCACGCAACTCACGAGCACCCTGCCACTTCCGTCACAGTTCGGGCACTTCCTCGAAATGCCAAGCTTAGTGACCGTGCCCGTGCCGTGGCACTCACGGCACAAGGCAACTTTCTCGGGCTTGGTCACTTCTTTCCTCATACCGCGTTCTCCTCTTTCTTCGGTTCTACGTAGAAGGTCTCGTCCTGAACCACCTGAATACCGCACTCTGCCATCGCGGTTCGCATCGATACGTTTACAGGGCGCTGGCTGTCACTACGCTCCACCGCTACCTCCACGTCACGGTCTGCAAGCAACTTGTCCTTGGCAATCTCTTCCGTCTGACGGATATAGCTTGGAAGGAATGTCTTGACGAGGTTCAGGGCACTTGCCCATGTGAAGCCCTTCAGGGTCTTGAGCTTTGGAGTGCCGGTTCTGAAGCCGATGGTACCATGTGCCATGTCGAGGCTCTTCTTCTTGGTGAACAACTCCACCTGGTTCTCGGTTGCGAAACTCTGGAGTACGTCGAATGCCTTGTCTCTGTCATCGCCCAGAGCTGCCAGCTTGTCTGCGTACTTCTCACGGATCTTGGCGCACTGCAGCTCTATCTCTGCGTTGATCTTCTGGATCTGTGCGTCACTCTTCGCATAGGTTGCGAATGCTTCATCGGCTGCCTCTCGGGTCACGCCGTTGATAATGGTCTTCTTCTGTCTTGCCATTGTCTTTGATTTTTGATTGTTAATATTTGGGTTCTATTTTGCCACGCAAATCTCACCGCCATACAGGTGCAGCTTTACGCAACAGGTTCCAGCCTTGTCATTCAGGCAGGTATCACACTTGGGTGGGTCGGTTTCTATCACCATTCCACCTGCAAGATCACTCAAGTCTTTGATTTCATGCTTCATAATTTCTGTTTTTTTTAGTTGGTTACTTATGCCTGTCCTATTACGTTGCTTAACGGAACAGCCACGATTGTCTTGCCATGTACTTTCTGTTGAGGCACGGTCTCAACATTGGTCTGTCTCAATCCGCCTTTGCCCATTATGGCTCGAAGCTTCACCTGCAATGCGTCGAGGTCTTTCACTCCCAACTGGGCAAATACCTTACCGGCTATCTTCGGATTCCTGCAGAAGTCGTTGATACGCTGCCAGTCCGTTGTATCCACACCTGCCTTCTGCATAAGCTTCAGGCAAAGGCTGCGTTTCTTCTTCAGCAGTTCCTTCCATCCAAGGCGCTCCTCAAGCGAGGCACACATGGCATCATACTCCTTCTGTGTCATTTCGTGCAGATGGATCGTGCGTCCATTCGTGAAGCTTGACACAAGGGTTTCTTTCATTTCTCCGATACCACCGTCTGGCAGACGGTTCAGAGAGGCATAGAAGCGACGATAGTTCTGCATAGCTCATGGGAGTTGGTTAATTACTTCTTCCATCTTGTTGCAGGATCTTCTTAATCCTTCCTCATAACCGAGGACTGCTCCTACGAATAATCCTGCTACGGCACAGAGGACTGCTCCTGCCAATGGAGCGATAATCGCATACACATACACCAATGGATTCCACCATCTGGAT